ATAATGTTTTCTTGCGGCTGAAAATGTACAACAGGCATCATTACCAGTTGCGCGATCTTGTCGCCGTCTTGGATGACGCGGGTATCGCGTCCAACGTTATGGACATTGATGAAAACTTCTCCATCATAGCCCGAGTCAATCACACAAGCGCCAACCACCAAGTTTAACTTAGCCGCCACGCTTGAGCGATTCTTTACCTCTAGCATATAGCCATGCGGCACACCAAAACGCAAGCCGGTCGGCACCAGCGCGCTGGCGTTAGGATGAACCGCGATAATCTCTCCCGGCTCTTTTGTTGAATAGAACACATCTAGCCCAGCGTCCGATGGGTTCGCACGTTGTGGGCTGTGTGCGTTGTCTCGCGTCTTGGTATATTCAATGATCATTCTTCGTCTCCCGAGAACATATTGAAGTTTTCAACAACCTCGTCAATGTTTACCTTGCCCTTGTAAAGACGATATGCCTTCACAGCGGCTCGGATCTCGTCAGTGTTGAGCCATCCGTTCTCACGGAACTCAGAGCGTAGCTCTCGCTTCTGCTCCTT